GTAGGAGGTTTACGTGGCTTTTTCAGGCACAAGTACATTCGAGAAATTTCTCTCGATCGATGATATTATAACTGAGTCTTATGAAAGGTTAGGATTCTTTGATTACTCTGGTAATGATTTAAGGTCTGCTAGACGTTCTTTGAATATAATGTTTCAAGAATGGGACAACAGAGGTTTACATTTTTGGGAAGTTGCAAGAACGGCAATCACATTAGAATCTGGTAAAAACGAATATACATTATTTAGATCACCATCTGACGGAAACGCAAACGGAATAACTACAACTTTAACTTCAGGTATTTCATCTTCTGCTACAACTATACCTGTGGCTTCTACAAAAAATATGAATCCTACAGGTAAAATTAGAATTAACAGTGAAGTAATTATTTATACTTCTATTTCTGGAAACAATATAATTTGCGAAGCATCTGGTCGAGGAGCAGATGATACAACAGCAGCAGGTCATGCATCTGGAGATGCAGTTACAAATTTTGTTGATATGGTTTCAGATATTCTTGAAGCAAGTTTCAGAAACGAAAGTGATGTAGACACACCACTATCAAAAATTAACAGATCACAATATCAAGCCTTTTCAAATAAAAGTTCTACAGGACAACCATCACAATACTTTGTACAAAGATTTATTGATAAAGTTACAATAACTTTATATCTAACGCCAGGTGATACACAGGCTGGTAAATTTATTTATTTTTATTACGTAAAAAGAATACAAGACGCAGGGAAATATACTAACGAAGCAGATGTAGTTAATAGATTTGTACCATGTATGTGTGCAGGTTTATCTTATTATATATCTATGAAAAAAGCTCCACAAAGAACTCAAGAAATGAAATTATATTACGAGGATGAATTACAAAGAGCGTTAACAGAAGATGGATCACCAGCAAGTGTTTACATCTCACCTAAAACTTATTATCCGGAGATATAATGTCTAAATTTGCAAAAGGTAAATACGCACTCGCAATATCTGATAGAAGTGGTCAAGCATTTCCGTGGAGAGAAATGGTTACAGAATGGAATGGTGCTTTTGTTCACGTGTCAGAGTACGAACCAAAGCAACCACAATTAGAGCCAAAACCTTTTGTAGCTGATCCACAAGGTTTAGAACAAGCAAGACCTCAACGTTTTCCATCTGATCAAATTGGTGGTGGAAACATGGTAGCTAGTTTAACTTTACCTGGAGATTTTGCCTTTCAAGATTTAAGTAATAATAGTATGGTACCTGAAAGTCCATCTGTTATAAATGGAAGAAGAGAAGCACAGATAAATATAGGAGAGGTTACGGTAAGTATAACATGACGTATACAGAGTTAGTACAAAAAATTAGAGACTACACAGAAGTTACAAGTACAGTTTTAACTGATACTATTGTAAATGGATTTATTGAAAATGCAGAATTTAGAATTTTAAGAGACGTGGATTCTGATAATAACAGAAGATATGTAACTGCTCAATTAATTGCAGGGACAAGATTTATAGATACACCTCAAAACTTGT